TTTCTCTTGAAAACTATTTAGAAAAAGCTGAGAATTTAACTCTAGTGCAAAGAAGCTCATTACAAAGGCTCGTTGATGAAAAGAGGATGATTGAGGAGCATGCTAACGAAAGGTTCAAGAGCAGCGCAATAGTACAAAAATACTATGAAATGCTTCAGCGCGCAACTAACGGCGAGGAAGTTAACCTTCGATCAATGGAAAAGGCAAGGGATGCAACCATTTCATTAGGAAGTGCTATAGACAGTCTTACTCGCTTAAGAAAAGAGAATGTAGATGCTTTCAGAAGTGTGGAAAGTAGTATCATACCTCTCTCGGAAATGGATCAGCTTATAGCAAATCTGCAGCAAGAGGTCTTACTAGTAAATGAAGTTGCAACATTGCAAAAGCGTGAACTTTTACCTGATGAGAAAGAAAGACTGGCAACAGTTGAGAAGAGACTTAACTTTATAAGAAGTATCTCAGAGATAGAATTTAGAAGTGCCTCAGCCTTACGAGCTATTCAAATCTCAGAAATAAATATGAGTAGAAATAAAACTGCATTAGTAAAAGACGAAGTAAAGTCTCTTCACGCCATGGCCGCTATAGAAGTTAAGATATTTACTGCCGAACAAAAGGTAGCGCAAGCTAGAGAGCTGAATAGACAAAAACTACAACAAATTAATAGCATGAAAGTTGGCGAAAACGGTGTAACAAAAGAAACGTTAGACCACGAGATACATACGCTAACAATGAGAGACAAGGCTATTATACAAGAGGAAGACACGCTCCGATTATTACAAGCACAAAGACAGACTTTAGCAGATCAAAGAAACGAGATGCAACAACTGCAGAATGTAGCTGTACAATCATTTGAGACTAACTTAGAGAGCGGATTAGCCGCCTTAATAAAAGGTACCCAGAACAGTTTGAAAGATGCCTTATTGAATCTAGCACAGGGTGTTTTGACCTCAATGGCAGATTTCATGGCTAAAAGTTTTACTAAGAAAATAATGATGGGCTTAACCGGCGAAAAGGATCCTTCTGAAAAAATGGCGGAAGCTATTAGAGTAAGTGGGCAGTCTGCTGGTGAGAGAATTAGAGTAAAAATGGTAAAGGGCGCCGAGGAAGCCGGAACCATTATAGCAAATAGAATAGCTAGAATAACAGGTGCGAAGCATACGACTACTCCTACAGATACTTCACTAGGAGCAGGCGCTGCTGAAGATCCTAACTTGTCAATTGCTGAAAAACTAGTAAACTCTCAAGGTAAAGCAAAGGTGAAGCATTTAGCTTCCGATGCTGGTGCTAATGGTAAGCTAGGCACTGTAAATGGTATTCTTGCTCACAGTGCTGGCATGTATAAGCCAGAAAGTCCTGGCAGTGAGACAAAAAGTGCAAATAAAGGAACAGGAATTTTCAGTGGATTTATAAATGGTTTCAAAAATATATTCGATAGTAACACAAAGGGTGAGGGTGGATTTCTAGGAAAACTAGGTAAAACTTTCATGAGTGGTATTGAAGGCTTTGGAAGTTTGTTTACTGATGTGCTTGGAGGTATTTTCGGCGGTGGAGGAGGCGGTGGACTTCTTAGTTCCTTATTTGGTGGCGGCACAGCGGCGGTAGCAGGAAGTAGGTACGGCGGTTTAATGAAAGGATATAGCCAGGGTGGAGTTGCTAGAGGCCGAAATGCTGGCTACCCTGCAATTCTTCATGGAACAGAGGCTGTAGTACCTTTGCCTAATGGTAGTTCTATACCTGTTGAAATGAGAAACGGTGGTGGGGGTACAAATAACGTAGGGATTACTATAAATATAGACGGCGATAATAACGCTCAATCAGAGCAAACTGGAGGCAGGGGTAATCAAGCAGCTGCAATAGGTAAGCTAGTTGCTGGTGCAGTACAAGACGAGTTACAAAAGCAGAAGAGACCGGGCGGAATTCTTAGCCCGTACGGAGCAGCATAATGGCAATAGGATTTACAGATTTAGGTAATGTTCAAAGAATACCGGATAGAGGAATGTCTAGCCAGGTTACGCCCAACGTTCGTAAAATTTCTTTTGGGGATGGCTACGAACAAAGAGCAGTGTCGGGCATTAATAATATAGCAGAAGTATATAAAGTTACCTTTAATAATAGACCTAAAGCAGAAATAGACGATATTATTGCTTTCTTTACTAGCAAAGCTGGGGTATCCTCTTTTAACTTTATAGTTCCAGATACTAATGCATCAGGGTCAGAGCGTACCATAAAGGTAGTGTGTGACAGCTATAATACTACTTATAATAATAACGATTTTTATAATTGTACGAGATCTTTCAGAAGAGTTTATGAAGCATGAGTGATTTAATAAAAGATGTACAAAAGCAAGAGATTACTTCGGGGTATGTTCATCTTTATGAATTGGAGTATGCCCCTAGTTCTTTTGCGAGATTTTATCCAGGAGTAGATGAAGACTCCACGGATATAGAATTTCGTACATCTACTGGCTCTGTAGTTTCTTACACTGCTATACCTATGGAGGTGGGTGGATTCGAAGTTTCTTCAGATGGCGCTTACTCTAGACCAGAAGTTACTATAGCGAATTTAGGTAATGTATTTAAAGAAGCTATAGGTGACCTTGATTATGAGGATTTAATAGGAAAAAGACTTACTAGAAGATCCACTCTAGAAAAATACTTGGTGGGAGGTACCGGCGACTCTGGTACAGGTAATGCTCCTGTAGAGTTTCCTAAGTCCATCTACGTTATAGATAGGCTAAAAAGTAGAAATGCTATAGCTATTACTTTCGAACTTGCAGCCCCCTTTGATTTAGCAGGTATTACAGTACCTCGTAGAGTAATTATAGGAGGGTCATGTCCTTTTAAATACAGGGGCGCAGCACAGTCTGTATCAGCACAAGATAAAAGAGGAGGTTGCGATTGGGACCAGAATATTATAGCAACTGGAGGAGGTAATCTTTTTATGAATAGATTTGATGAATATATTGTACCTTCCTCATCCTTTACAGCCTACTCAGGAACAGCATTAAAACACGGATACTACAGTGCGACGGAAACACAAGTGCAGTTAAATAAATCTGCAGCACCCACAACTGTTACAGTAACAAACTACTGGCAAGCTATGGCAAACGGTAATACCGCTCCAGCAGACCTCTTACCTGCACTGTGGCGTAGAGTACGAGTCTATTCTTCCTACTCTGAATCCACTACTTACTACGGGTATAGGGATACTAGATATAATAATTTTGTACTTAAATCTGGCAAATTATGGAGAATAGGTAAGTTTACTCAGGTAGGCGGAGCACATGATACTGTAAAAGAAGGAGCAAATTGGACAGAAGGTGATATTTGTGGTAAATCTTTGAAATCTTGCTCACTAAGATTTCATGCACTGAATCACTCAACTATTTCCGGAGCAGTTTCGGCAAATACTAATGCAACCATAGTACTACCTTTCGGAGGCTTCCCAGGTGTTAGACAAAAGAGATAAAGAGATAATTAATGATTTATTTGAAGTTTATCCAGAAGAAGGGTGCGGCTTATTAGTAAATAGGAAAGGAAAGCTGTATTGGGAGATGTGTACAAATGTAGCAGAAAACCCCCTAGAAGACTTCGTAATAGATTCTAAGGAGTATTTAAGGGCAAGCTTATCGGGAACAATACACGCTATAATTCATAGTCACCCCGACGCATCCTCTTCTCCTAGCGATAGCGATATAAAAGCTAGTAATTTTTTACAGATACCCTACATTATCTACTCACTACCCGAAATAGATAAATATGTACATACTCCCGAAACAGAAAGTAAACCTTTACTAGGAAGAGATTATACATTTGGAGAGCAAGATTGCTACTCTTTAGTACGAGATTACTATAAACAGACATACGATCTAGCCCTTCCGTCTATAGTTTTTGAAGACGACTGGTGGGACAAAGGATTTAATTACTTTGATGATTTATTCGATTCGTATGGATTTGTAGAAGTAGATTCTCCTGAGGTAGGAGATGTACTTATTTTTAAAGTATTCTGCCATGTGCCCAATCATTGCGGAATTTATACAGGAGAAGACGTATTTATGCATCACGCAATTAACCGCCTCTCCTGTAGAGAGTCTTTGCACTCAGGATGGGGCAAGCATATATCAAGGATAGTAAGATGCAAAAAGTTTATCTAAATGGAAGCATATCACGGTATGGAGAAGTCTGGGAGACAGACTGTACTAATATAAGGGATATTTTTAAGTTAATAGATTGTCAGACTCCAGGTTTTCGTAATCATTTAATTGAAGCTGCAAACGCTGGAGTAGGCTACGAAATAGAAAGAGCAGGAGAGTGTTTAGAGACCGAAGAAGAGCTTTTCTTATCTTTAAATAATGAAGACATTATTATAACAGAAGTTCCCTCCGGCTCTAAATCCGGAGGACAAAAAATACTAGCGGCGGTGGCAATCGTGGCACTTGCTTTTGCAACTGGCGGCCTTACTTTATTTGGAACTACAGCG